GATTTATAATAGGAACTGGTTTAATAATAGATTCACAACCCAAGTTAGCACCTTGTGTTTTAAATAGAGATGGCAAATGGATAGGCAAGTTAGTTTAAAAGAATTACTATTTTCTGAAACTGCAACTAGACTTGGAATAGATAATACTCCAACTGACCAAATCTTAATTAATCTACAGACATTAATTTACGAAGTTATAACTCCAATTATAAATGAATTTGGCGACATCAAAATAACATCTGGTTATAGATCACCTGAATTATGCAAAGCCATAGGAAGTTCTGCAACATCTCAACACGCATTTGGAATGGCAGTTGATTGCGAAGTCTTAGGAGTTCCTAATAAAGAACTTGCTGATTGGGTAGTTAATCATTTAGAATTTGACCAAGTTATTTTAGAATTTTGGAAACCAGAAGAAGCTAATTCTGGTTGGGTTCACATCTCATACAACAAAGGTAACAATCGTAAAATGTATCTTAGAGCATTTAAAAATAGTTGGTATAAGATTCCACCACATATTAATCTACTGCGATTATAGAAATAGAACCTGCGGCAGTATTTCCAATGAAAGCTACTTTTTCACCAGATTTAAAAGCAAAAAATTCTACAGAATTTGTTGGTATAAAAAAACTTGTAGTCACAGAAGCAGTTGGTGCAGAACCAAAAGAAACATGACAATGGTTTCCTTGTGTTGATATTCTTATAATTCCTGAACCAGTAACTATTGCTGAACTAGCTTGGCTAGAAGTTGTAATACTAGCTACATAAGCTGAATTATCTGGGTCTATTGTTGTTATTGGGTATGTTTGCATAATGTTCCTTAAATGTTCCTTTTTATATTGTTTAAACCCTCAAAATACCCCTAAATTTTAATATTATAGAAGTTTTTAAGATAATGCTCGTTTTAAAGCCACAATGCCTTAAAATGCGTTTAAATCGGTTTTTAGACTATTTGCTACTTTTAGATGAATCTATTAGCAGTTCTATGTAATGTTTTGCCTTTTCAAGATCAGCAATACCACCTTTATCCTTAAACCTTAAAATATACTTTATGATATTTCCTTCTACAAATCCAATATTATTTTTAATGATAAATTCTACTGGTTGGATTTTATATTTCTTGTAGTGGCTTCCACCAACTTGTTTTTTAAATGACTTCATAGATAGTTCTTCCGTTTCCTTTATATGCTCTAAGATACATTTTACGATTGCCTGATGGTTTGTAAGAACAATGTACCCACCCAGAATTAGGTTCTTCTGGTTTCCAAAATTCTAATATGCATTGGTCATAATCTAAGTGATTAACTATCCAGTCAGAAACTTCTTTATTAGGTATTCCTAATATTTCAAAATCTACTGCTTGTCCAATTGTATGTTGTGATGTTGCAGAACTTCCTATGGCTTTGCATAACTCAGGAGAACGATAGCCAGAAGTAATTGTAATTGGTTTGTTAAAATAGTTTCTTACTGGTTCTAAAATAAACTGGCATACATTTTGTAGATTAACTAGAACTTCATCAGTTGGAGTATTGTCTATCTGTAATCTGATTGCAGTATCAGAATAGATAAATTCTCTTAGAGAAAAATTTAAACTAACTTGCCTATCCATTTGCCATCTCTATTTAAAACACAAGGTGCTAACTTTGGTTGTGAATCTATTATTAAACCAGTTCCAATTATAAATCTAGTTTTAAAATTCTTAGCATATTCAAAAGCTAAAGACTTTTGATCTATTAAACAACCTACTTGCATACCCCAAAAAAGATTATCAGGATTAGCCCAGTATTCTATTTTAAACTTAGTATGAAAATGTCCCTGCACACAATTCATTCCATTTGTTTGTGATACTTTTAAAACATCAGCAGAACGACCATGAGTAAATAAGCATCTTTGTTTGTTTGGCAGCGTTAAAGTTAAATCATCTACCCACTTCCATTTTTTAGTTCCTAAGAACTCGCCATATTCTTTTAAATAGGCTCTTGGCATACCATGTTTTAATGCTCGTCTATAAACCATTGATGAATGGTTAGAATCTATTTCAATTAAGTCAGGGAATATTGATTCAAGTTCTTTTACATAATCTTTTGCTTTAACAAGTTCATGTCCAGCAGAAAATAAATCAGGGTTTGAATCGTGGAATGATAAAGCGTGATGGTCTAATAAGTCTCCAATAGACATTACGAATGTAGGTTTATATTCTTTCTTTAGTGCTTTTAGAAAATCAAAAGAATCTTGCCTATGATAAGGCAGGTGCAAATCTGAGATAACCAAAATCCTTCTTGTATCCATAACTACCTACTAGTTGTATTCGTTAAAACTTGCAATACTTACTTAGCAAGGAATATTGTTATCAAAGCCAAAGATAAAGAACCAGTGGCTACAAGTATTGACCAATATAGGTTTTCTACCTTCTTTTCCAGTTTATAAACTGATGTGCTTAGTAATTTAACTTCTCGTTTAATTCCTGTTATATGTCCCCTTAGAGATATCAGTTCTTCGTTGTGAGTTCTTGCCATTGTCTTTTTCGCATTTGCAAGACTTTAGCAAGACACACCCACCAATCCAAAGTTTGAAAATGCAATCCATTAATTTCGGTGCATTAATATCAAACTATTGTGTTTTAATAAAGTTATTTTTTGTAGAATTGTTCTACGTTCTTAGCATAGTCTTTCCAAAATGTTTTTACATCTTCAAAAGCATCTGCGTAAAACTTTGTCCAAAATTCTTTTACTGATTTATAATCAAGCATTAAGAAACTCCAGTTCATGTTCGTTGTATGGTATCATGTAAGCTATATAATTGTGCAACGCACAATTTTCAAGACTATTTGATGTTTAAATGTTCTTTTACTGATTCAATAATGTATTTGGCAATCTCAAACTTCCATTCCAAATATAATCCTAAGATAATCCCTAAGATAAATACAATCATGGTTTATCAGGAAATACAACTGCATTAACTTGTTCAACAGTTGTTAAATTTTCTGTAATATCTCTAAGTGCTTGTCTGTAAGTTTTCCAAGCAGTCTTTTCAGTAGTTGTAAGTTGGCTATCAGTTAATACTGTCCAATCACAAGAAGCTAGTAATGAATTTCGTCTTTGTCTTAGTCCAGCGATTGCTCTATCAAATGCACCATTGTTCCAAGCAGTTGCTTCAGCTTGTCTTTGTGCAATTTCTTGTGCAGTTAAAGGTACTTGTACTCCGTCTATAAGTTTGTGTTCCATAAGATACCTATATTATAATACCCCAAACATTGCAATAGTGCCATCAAAGTTTCCTGTATCAAATTTAAAACTAATTGCATTAACAGCAGATGTAGTGTTTGCATAACCACCAGTATAGTGATTAACTGAAGCATCTCCATTATAATATCTATTACAGTTTGCAATATAATGCTTAACGTATGTTGTAGAACTTGGATTAAACAAAGACATAGAACCAACGCAACATTCATCAGCACCATTACCTTGTGCATCTAATAATGGTTGATACGCAGTTGATTGTGCTAAATCATTAGCAGTTACATAACCAAGTGCTTGGTCAGAATCATTTTCAAAATGATATGCTTGAAAATTAGTTGATGTTTTAGTTACGTTATAATTAGAACCAGCATCTATGCTTAAATTAAAAGTAAATGAAGTATTGTCTGTTCTTGGGTGTATGTCTATAAAATAAAACTGATACTCTTTGTATGTAGAATTAATACCAGTAGTAAAAGATATTGAAGCACTATTACTAGCAGTTTGGGATTGTATATGAATAAGAGTTCCAACACCAAAAGGTAATGATGTTACGTCTTTAATTGATCTGTCGTTTAATTTAATTAATGGCATTATGAGTTATCTATTGCGTATAAGTATATTGTACCATCAAAGTTACCTGAATCCATCTGAAAACGTATAGCATTAACAGCAGTAGTGGTATTTCCATATCCAGCAACATAAACATTCATAGAACGATTTAGTAAAAAATATTGATTAAAATTACAAATAAAGTGTTTAACATAAGTAGTTGATGCAGGGTTGAATAAAGTCATAGTTCCTGAAGCAGACTCATCAGCACCATTACCTATACCAGAGCTTCCAGTTATTGATTGAAATCCAGTAGATTGTGCTAGATCTCCATTTGAATCATAATCTATTTGTGCAGTAGCATCATCTTCAGAATGCTGTGCAATAAAAGAAGTGCTAGTTTTGGTAACATTGTAATTACTTCCTGCATCTGTACTTAAATTCATTTGAAATTGAGAACCATCAGTTCTAGGGTGAA